GCCGCGAATAATGCGGAGCATATCGTCAAGCGTTTGGTTGTTCTGCACTGCATAGTTTAGCGCGTCCTTTGTGTTGTCCTTTAGCCCTCGACGTTGCCGCGCCCATCGTTCGGCAACCGTCAAGCCGTTTCTGTCGTTCGGCACGAGGCCGGTCTCGACAATCTCAAGCGCGATCTCTGGCGAGATCAAATCTGGTGCGATAGATGCGCGGAATGCCTGCCGCGTAATCGACGCAACGGCCGCCGACTCGGTAGTTGCCAATCCTGCAAACGACTCGACCGATTGCGCGGCGATCACTGCATAAGTGCGGTCAATCGCTCGGTCAATCTCTGCGAGCAGTTGCTCAAGCTGTCGGCGACTTTTCGGCTCGGCGGCTTTCAGCAGATCGACAATCTCACCTTGTAAATTGTTGAGTTGCGATACTACATCCCGCACCGCGCCGTTCTGGAACGCGATCAGATCAAGGTCGTGTTGCGTCAATAGCTGATCGACGCGCTCGTTGATTGTCGGCATTCAGCCGCTACCCTTCGGCCTGCATAACCGCTTGAATGCCTGCCTGTAGGTCGAGCATCTCGCGCTCCTCTTGGGGCGAGGTCTCCGGCCGGAGCAGTTCGCCACGATCATACAGGAACAGCAGGTTGTCAACGGTCATATATCCGGCCTGCACGATCTGCATCAGCTTGACCGCTTCGTCAGCCGTCATCTGCTCGGCAAAGAAATCGTTGTTGAGGATCACTTCGACATCCTCCGGCGTTGCGCCGATCCAGACGTTGAGCAGAGCGACGGCCTGCGTCAGACCACGGTCGAGCGTTTCGGTGATGCCGCCCAACGTCGCTTGATCGCCTGCCGAGCGGAGCCGGATCGCGGCGGCGGCTTCGGATTGGTGCTTTTGCTTTTCAAGCAGGCGGCCACCAAGCGCGGCCATCTTCGCCTCGTCCTCGGCCAGTGCATCGCGCATGGCCGTCAAGCCCTCGCCGGTAAACTCTAAATAATACGCCTTGGCATCGGGCGACTCTGACCACCATGCCGCACCTGCGCCGATGCGATATCCGTCGTTTGATTTCGGGAAACCTGCGGCGATAGCCGTCGGCAGGCCCGTATAGTGGAGACCGTGGTTGTAGTCGCACGACAGTCGCCAGTGGTGCAGGTTTACGTCAACGAGGTCGAGCAGGGGCGGCTTTTCGATCTCCATGCCAACCGTATTTGAGTTGATACAAACAAACGGGATATATTCAAGTGGCGCACCTGCTACCGTCGGGACCGTTTCGTCAACAAGGACGTATTGCTCGCGCTGAGAAGATGCGCTCTTGACCTTGACATATACCCGCACGATATAAATGCCATTCTCAAGTGACAAGACGCGGAGGCGTTGCTGTTCGGTCTGCTCGTATTCGTCGTTGACATCCTCAACGTGAGCCATCTCCGACAGGACGACCATCGTCACGACCGACCGGCCACCGATGCGCTCGGTGCGCCAGTTGATAATATTCTCGGCAACATACGGGACGAGATAGGGGCGGTTCTCTTCGCCGCTGTAGTCGCAGAGCAGGCCATACCGCCCGACCGTCAGCAGTTCGCGCATGGCCGTCTTAGCCAAGCCGTCGAAACTCTCGTCTGTCATTGTTACGTCGCCCAGATACTGGTCGGCCGCACCTCCGACGATGGTCGGCTCTCGACGGAAGCAAGCGCCCACCATGCCCTGTACCGTGCGAGCGGTCGCATTAAAATACAGGCCGCGTCGCAAGTAGGCCATATATTCGGTCGGCGTTTGCGTATCGAGAGGCGGGACGTATTCGGGACCGCGTTCGATAACGGCGGCCTGCCCTTCGTGAGCGTCGCGGCATTTCTGCCAAAACGGTGCCATATCGTCATAAGCGGCGGCAGTGGAATCTACTGGCATTGGTCTCGTCCTGTTAGCGTTTCCCGCTAAAATAAAAATATATAGTTATTTGCGCCATTTAGTTTATAGGCCGCGCACCCGCGACATACCTCCATCATTCTTGCCGAGCATCAAATCAGTCAATGCCCAGACGAGCGCGTCGAGGCGGTCCGGAGAATCCCGCGACTCGTGCGTATACATGCAGAGTTGATCCTCTAACGCGGCGAACGTGCCGCAGTGGTGGATGCGCCCCTGCTCGTATAGAGCCGCAATCGGTTCGGCGCGTAAAATCTTACCCCGCGCCGCTCGGACGGCCTTATACGATACGTTGCGGTCAACCGTGCGAATCGTATGCTCTACCATGTCGCCGCCTTGATTGACCTCGGCAACGATACGATCGGCGTTGTATTTATAATACGCCTTTATCGCCTGTATCGCCCATTCTTGCGGCGTATATTGCCCGCTCAAATCCTCGACAATATACCCACGGTTGCCGATCATACCGGCAACCAGTATGCCGGTCTCGTCGGCATCCTCGCCCGAAGTGACGGCAGGGTCAACGCCGACAACGATCCGCTCGAAGTGCGGCGGCGTTTCGCGCAGACGGTGCGCGTCGATCATCTCCCGCGACCAGAGCGCACCGACTACATCGTCGAGAATCTCGGCGTGTAGCTCCTGCCGCCCGAGTCGCGTCCCCTCGTAGCGTTCAACGATTCGCTTGGCGAACGACTCGGCCAAGTTTTGCAGGTTGTCGTAGGTCGAGCCACGCGTCACCGTGACCAGTTCGTCGGCGACCAGTTCCCGCATAATCTGGACGGGTCGCGGCGTGGTCGTAATAACGGCCTGCGGCGACTCGCCCAAACGCAGGCCGAGGTCAAGGTTGCTCCACGTTTCCTCTGCGTATCTATATTTTGCCAACTCGTCGAGCCATGCCGCGTCGTGCTGTGGGCCGCGTAACTGGTCCGGCTCGTCGCCCGAATAGCACACGCCAATTGCGCCGTTGGGCCAAGTGAGTCGCCGCTTTGACGGCTCGTAGAGCGGTCGGTTCCGGCCTGCCGTTGCCAGTATACCAGATTCGCCTTCGACCATCACGTCGCGCACGTCGGCCTTTGTCTCGCCGACAAGCGCGATCCGTTCGCGCCCCTGTCGTATCTGCTCATGCACCCATTCGGCCCCGCACCGCGTTTTGCCGAATCCGCGCCCCGCCATGATGAGCCACACGCGCCAGTTGCCGTCCGGCGCGATCTGGTCGGGACGCGCCCAGAAACGCCAGTCCTCCAGTATCTCGGCGGCTTCGTTGGCCGACAGCTCGCTAAGTATCGTCGCTCGCGTCGCTTCGTCGAGCGAGGCGATCAATTGCGCTGTGGAGTTTGTCAACTGCGCCTGTCGTGTCGGTTATTTCGTTCTCTGTTTTGGTCTCTACGCGGTCGGTCTGGTTCAAGCGGTTTTTCCCGAGCCAAATCAGCATCGCTGTTTTGCCGCCCATCGCCGCGTCGTATTGCGCCCGACGGATTGAAACGTCGCCCTCTGACAAGCCGCGCTCATATGCCTCGCGCAGGCTTTTCTTCTGTTTAAGATATTTGCCAAACGTCGTGCGGCTGACTTGTATCACATCAGCAATCTCATCCCACGTACACCCCAGCCGCGCCAATGCGCGAACCTGCTCCTCGTCTATTTTTGCGGCTTTTCTGCCCATACTATTTTATGTCCGTTCGTTTTCTCTTGTTGCCATCTGGCTCACGGTCTCTCTGGTCGCCGTCTGTCCAGTAAAATCTTCCCACCGCTTGACGATAACGTCGCAATATTTCGGGTCAATCTCCATGCCGTAGCATTTGCGTCCGAGTTGCTCGGCGGCGATGAGGGTGGTGCCCGAACCGAGGAATGGGTCAGCCACAGATTTTACATCGGAAGACGAGAGCCATTTGCAAACAAGTTTCACTGGCTTTTGTGTTGGATGGTCTCCTGTTCTTGTTGGTTTGTCTGATTCAAATTCAACCGAATCCCAAAGTTTTATTTCCTTTGCCCTCCAAACGAAAATAGGTTGCCAAGTCCAAAACATTCCGCCCTTTCCGGTTATCCCTATCCCTGCGGTCATTCTCCACACCGCTATTCTTTCGCACATTGGAGAAAGCGAAAGAACATGCTTAAATATGTCTGGTCTAGTTGCGTTCCAAACACAGACAGGCCCCTTTGAGATTTCAAGAAATAAGTTCAAATCCTCTTGAGTTAATTTTCTGTCCCATTCATTTTTTGTGACCCCATAGGGCGGGTCGGTAAACACCATATCCGCCTTCGCCCCATCCATCAGCCGCCCGACATCCTCCGCTTTCGTCGAATCCCCACACAGCAGACGATGCTCCCCCAACAGCCACAAGTCCCCCGTCTGTGTGATCGGCTCCTCTGGCGGTTCCGGCACCTCGTCGGGGTCGGTCAGCCCTTCGCCTTGTTCCCCGCCGTCAATGCTGTCGGGCAGTTCAAGGTCATCTATCGACAATATATCGGCCAGATCGGAGTCCATGCCCTCAAGCAATTGTCCCAAAATGTCCGTATCCCATTCAGCAAGCTCGGCGGTCCGGTTGTCGGCGATGCCGAACGCTTGCGCGTGGGCCGGATCGAGGTCGGTGACGGCGACGGCTATGTCATCCCACCCTAATTCTCGTGCCGCTTCAAGCGTTCCGTTTCCGGCAATGACTACGCCACGCGAGTCGATGACGATGGGCTTCTGTTGCCCAAACACGTCAAGAGAGTCGCGGATCGCCTTAAGGTTTCGCGGTGAGTGTTTGCGAGCGTTCGCGGGGTCGTTTTTTAGTTCGGCTATTTTGCGTCGTTCTATCTTCAAAACTTCGTCCTCTCGTCCCACCTCGCGACGTTTGGCCGCATATCCAGATGTATAAATATATCATACCGACCGATGCCGGTGAAGCCAAGTTCTTCGGCTTTAGCCGCTACCAGATCCAACGCCACCGGCAGGAGTTGCTCGTCCAGATGCGGAGACTTGACCGATGGAATTATATCCGTTGCAAACACCATGTGTTGAGATTTCGATGCCCCGCCGATTGCGTCGTTATGAGTCGGCGACCGAAAGCCGGACGTAATCCGAAGCGGAGCTTCCCACCAATCGCGCAATTTTTGCAGGTTTTTCATGTGCGCCCAAAACCGCGCATCCGGTGCGAAACCAGATAAGACCTCTTCCCAAGAAAAGTTGGGTATATCCTCGCGTAATTGCAATAACGTCCTCCTGTTTACGAAAAATATATATAACAAGTGAGCGATCCACAAGCCCTTATGTAAACCTTTCCACGTGGAACACCTATAAGCCAAGTAGGAAGATATTTCCCATTGGCGAGCAATCCGTCCAAGTAAACCAAGTAACGTCCAAGTAAAATAATTTTACTCGGACGGGTTAAATGTATGCTACGCATAGACTTACAAGGGACGTCCAAGTAAACCAAGTATTTTTCGTAGGTTTGTTTTTTTTAGAGAAAAAAACGCTTTTTTATACACGTGAGAAAAATGACGTTTTACTTGGACGTTTCTTTATAAGTCTTTTATTTACATA